GATACCTGCAATCAGGGTGTCTTTTGCTTGCTGATGCGCCTTGAGACCATGAAGGAGGACGTCCTGTATTTCTTTTGGAGCATTTGCAACATACGAATTGACAGTGATGACTTCCGCTGTTTTTTGGACAGCCGGTTCAACTGTGTTCTTCACGGGTTCCGCAATCTTTTGGACAGCCGGTTCAACTGTGTTCTTCACGGGTTCTGTTGTTTTGTTTGTGTCGTTTACGACCGGCTCAGCTGTGAGCTTCTCGAACACGGATTTGACTTCCGCATCTGAAAGAGCTTCCAGTGATTTGATACTTTCCGGAGAAAAAAGTTTTTTCTCCAACATCTTCTCGAGCATTGCTTTCTTGTCCATGCTCATCTCCTTTGTGTTCGTTTTTTGTATTTGTGATACGGGTTTTTTGCTGTTTATTCGGGGAATACCGGCTCCGTCGCTCCAAGAACATGCTCCTTCGCTGTTTGGGAGGACTGCAAGATGGTCAGGTATGTAGTTCTTACCAATGACACCATATTTTTCACCATTCCATTCACCATCTTCAATCACATCTTGAACAAACAAACCGGTAGAAACATCGAATTTATCACCGGCTACAAGACTGGATAAGAGGTTAGGAGAAACGGAATTGCATTTCTCAACGTCTATCCATGCTTCTGCTTTTAAGGCTTTGAGTTTATCATCAAAGACGCAATTGAATATTCTTCCGATGGAACGTTTCTCTATGGAGTGAGGTGTGTTAGCTGAACCCTCTTCCGGATGATTCACGGTTACGGGTCTACCATTCCAAGAATCCGGTATTCTTTTGAGCTCTTCTTCAGGGTAGTAAACTCCATTGTGAACTCCCACTGTTATCATAATCATTGGAAGAACTAGGTGTTCTTTCCCTTCAAACTGCTCAAAGCGGAATAGACTGTTGCTTGATTGTTTCATCAACATTAGTTTCATACTACATATTGCCTCTTCTTTCTGTTAAAGTGTTTACCACATACAACACGGCTAGGAAAACAGAGACAATATCCCACGTCTTTATAAAAAAACAAATCCAACCGAAGAACTCCTGTTTAACATGTTTAATCACAGAAACAAAAACACCCGTTTTTCTGCATCGCGAAAACGTTCCAAGACCTATAATACGACGTGTTTGTCGACGAGGAAAGTATTATTCTTATAGTAACTATAACTCAGGCAAAGTCTAAGATTATTAGGATATTCAAGAAAAAACAAAAATCAGGTCAGAAACTCTTCTTTCCTCATAATGGTTTCCTTCCTCATTAAATCCTTATCCGCATATATGATTTCAATAATCACACCCATCCCGTCTAGAACGCTGTCTTTCATTTCGCTTAACGTTTCTTTAATGGCTGAGGTGAGTATGAGTTCAACATCATTACCGGAAACACTCCTGTCGCCATCCTCATTTATCGATATTGTCTCATGTTCCCTCAGATACACGCTGTAAAAACCATTGTTCAGAGCTGTCCGAATAAGATACTCTTCTTCTTGAGTTTCCCGTTTAAGTTTTTCTCCGGCATATACAAACCCGTCGCCGGTGTAATTGTAGATATAGACATGGCTGTTCATGCTTATTCGTAGTGTGGCAAATATGTTCATTTTTATTTTCCTTTCTGTTTCTTGTTACGTTCTTCTTCTGCGATAATGTCAATCATATTCCATTTCGTTTTCTGCACAAAGTATTCACGGCTCTTTTGTATTTCCGCATAATTAGGAACGACGTCTATATGCAGAACGCCATCTTTGTCACGACGGTCAACTGTCTTGTAGAAAATATCCCCATACATAGAGTCTATTTCTGAGAAAGATACTGGAAAGTATTCGGAGCTAGGTTGATTATACACCCTGCCCGTATATCCTTTCAGTGATTGCGTTATTATGGGTTCTCTTTTGTTTTCATACAGTTTGTTTACATCAAGCCAATACGGTGACTGCAAGTCCGTTCTTATAAAGAGTTTATCCTTGAATACGCCGGTTTTTTCCAATATGTCCGAGTTAGCAATGTCCGACAATGCCATCTCTGTTTTGGAATCTATTTTTTCTGAACGTCCTGTCCTGTGGCAGTATTCATGACGGATGGTGTCTCTTACGCCTCCCGTTCTAAACGAACTATTCTCAGCGTTTATGTAACATTCGCCATTGTTTGCGTTATAATGCGATGATGTCATCTTCCTGCCTTTGCTGTCCGTCATTGTGTTTTCATATATGTTGAACACAAACTCCTTCGTTCCATTCCTTGGTATAACTCCGTCCAAACGTTTGTGAACTCCTTCTACCGAACTGTATATTATGTCCTTTTTTTCAGGCAAAATCCCGTCTCTATTAAAGTGAACTTTTGTCATTATTTCATTTTCTCTTTGGACTGAAATGGCTTTCCACAGATTGTCTTGATTCGTTTTGTATAAACACCCGTCTGGAGCTGTGTTTTGTCTATAAGGTATTTCCATCCTGTTCATGAACTCTTGTTCTTTTGGTGTGAGGTTCTTCTTATCCATTAAACCTGTGTAGATGTGGCTTTCTTTTCTTTCGAGTGTCCTCAACGTTTCATTGTTTTTTATATGCGAGTCTAGATATGCGTTTAGTCTGTCTTCTATTTTTCTGCCATACTTTTCTTCCATCCGAACAGCTCTCAATATGTAATCCTTCTTCGGCGTCATTTCCATTGTTTCGGGTGTGAATGTGTCTTTTGCCCCTGCTTGAAATACGTCTTTTGCTCTGAATGACGCTTTGCTTTTAAGATACTCATCAACTTCTTTATGCAAATACTGCATAGTCCGGTCTCTTTGTGCTCCTATTTTCTTGGCTACCTCGCTTTTTTCTTTTGTGCTCAAAGGCTGTTGACATTGTCCTGCCATAATGTTCTTGAGTTTATCAATGCCTTTCAAGTGTTCTTCTTCGTTCCGTGTTACATCTTTTCGTATTTTCTCTATGCCCTCAATGTATTCATCATAAACATCAACATTTCCTATTCTTTTTTGAGGGTCTAGGATATCACTTTCTACCTCACTTCGTTTTACCGGCTTCGCTTCTTCAATGTGTTTTTCAGGTGTTTTTTCGTGGAATGTAGATTCAGCCGGAATCCACGCACACCGACAATTCGGGTGAGCCGGTAGCAGACCTCTCGCATCTTTAATGGAGTAAGTTCCTCCGTGTCTGGATTCACAGTATCCGCAAACTCGGTCGTCCCCTGCTGTATGCCATTCAACAATGACGCTTACTTCATACACGCCGAAACTTTCGTATGTGGACAGCTGTGCTTCATTCATGGCTCGGACTGTTTCTGTCCTCGCTATCGTGTGTGCTCTTTTGTGTGTCATGTTTACTTGTTTATGTAGTCGTATTGTAAGAGCGTTCGCCCCTAACCCGTCAGCAACACCTTTCGCCAAAGTCTCCTTGATACCGGTGTTCATTTCATTCGTGATGTTTTTCAGGTTTGTGAAAGTCCTTGCATACAGACGTCCTACAAGTTCGGCGTGTATGGGTTCAAAAAACATTCCTTTGATATCACGTGTTGTCCATTCTTTTTTGCTCCTCTTTGCTTCCTGCTCCATTGTAGAGTATGCTGTTTGTATTCCCTTCTTGTATGCGGACTCTATGTAAACATTGCTCCACGCTTCCGAGACCGGACTGCTGTGTATGCCGGTTCTTGTATGTTTGTTGAGCACACCCTTGTCCTCTTGCTTTTCAAGCCAATCCATAAACCCGTTGATATCTGCCTGAGTCAAAGGAAAATCATATCCCTCATTTCTTTTTAACGGTGATTGGAGCTGAGAAAGCAAAAGAGAAACACGCTCATCTATTTGCTTTCGTAGGTTACGGAATATCTTGTTTATTTGTAGGACAAAAGAACGCTGAATACTGAGGGTTCCTGTCGGGTCATACTTGTTACGCTTTGCGTTTGCTATATAAGACCTGTTTTGGAGAGGTGTTGCGTTCTTTTTTATTCCATGCCGGTGTTTGTGGTTATGTAACATGGAAAAACTCCTTAAATCGTCTTGTTTTCGTCTTCACTAATGGGTTCAGTTTCAGCAGGAGGTTCGTTCTCCTCCATGTCTATTTTCTTTATGGTGTCCTCCATTGCGAGGTCCACTTCTTTCACGATGGCATCGGCTTCCTCCATGTTATATCCGAGTATGTCTGTCAGGAATCTTTTTTGTGGCAGGACACCGTCCGCTCCGTTTGCGTTTACGTATGCGACAATCGTGTTTGTTTTTATCTGAGCGATGACAGCCTTTTCTTTCTCCCCTAATGCAGAAACATCATCCCAATAAATGATGATTTCTTTTGGCTGTGGCAAGACACCGTTTCGGATAAGAGCATTCATGAAAGGTCTTATGATGTTTGGCTCAACATGGTCACGTCTACGCTCATCAACACGGTCAAGCCAATTTTCACGGTCTTGTCCGGAAGCTAGCTGTCCCACCTCGGAGCCGGTCAATATGCGTTTGGGAATACCTGTCCCACCTGATATCATGTCCATGATGATGCTCACATGCCCGACAGGGTTAGCGATGGATGATGTGAGGACATTTGCTTTGATGCCTTGCAAGTTTAAGTTTCGCTGAAACCCGTGTATGTAGTTATCGATTTCACCTTTCAATTCTTCTTTGCTCTGTTCTATGTCCACCTCAGGGTCAGCCTCAAAAGCGATTCCGGGAAATCCTCCCTGCCAAAACATTTCAGCGGAACCGGCAAGGATTGTTTCGAGCTCTTGAAGCCGGTTATACACTTTCTCCATGCGAGGCGTTCCGTATATCCGGCTTTCTATCCGGCTTTCGGCTATGTGAAGGACACGGCTTGGATGAACTAGAAAAGAACGGTTATCGTCCGTGATTTTATACATGGACGGCATACCGTATGATGAGCTCATCGGGTCGTTGTTCACTCTGTCAATTGTTACATTTCCTTCTGTGTAGGATTGCAAGTATAGAACTTCCATCTCTTTTTTTGGGCTCACTTGTTCGCTCAGTTCTTTGCCATCATTATATCCTATGAGCAACACGCCAAACCTCCCTATTCCTGCGAGTCTGTCGGCTTCTTTGAGGCAAGAAAACACATTCAAATCACGACACAGAATTTCCCATTTAGCTTCAAACGGTGTGAGGGAGGATTCTTCTGTTTCGTAGATGGTCGGTCTTACACGAAAACAAGCGTCGGGAAATGCGTTTACGACTCTACTTGCTATGTCCTGTCTTTTGTATCTTGCTAACATCCTTTCAAAATCAAGCGTCACAGGGTATCCGCAAGAAGTATATAAGTCCCTTTTGCCACCGAAAGACATTCCAAGATAAGAGGCTATCCGGTTTCTCATGGTGAGCACATCTGCAATTAGTTTTCTGTTCATTTTTTGAGCTCCTTTATGGTTTATTCCGTACGGAATAACTTTAACCCGTTATAACACTTAAACAAATCATTGAGTCTATGTTCACTTAAAGAACTATAATAAGCAACCTATAAAGGAGGTTGAAAATGAATCAAGAAATTAAAGAAGAACTTCAAGTGTATGGTAGATTTTTGGAGTGTATGGATAAGCAAGAGAAATACACTTCACGCATGATGGAAATAGCAAGCATGACGACGGGTTCCATGTTCCTGCTGTGTTTGTGCTTGCTGTGTGTGAGGAGTTTAACATGAACAAACCATTGGATTTCACAAAGGGAGGTTCTGAACTTACGATGAAAGGCTTTTTTTATGGGGATGTCAAAGAAAAAATTGCTCCTCATATTAAAGAATATACTATGTCAGAAAAACTCGATGGTTATCGGGTTATGTTTATCCCTCAAACAGTTGGAAAAAAGATAAGATTGTCGGAATATGCTGTGTGTTCGGGTTTTTGGTCGAGCTCATTCACTCCTATGGCTGTCCCTGTTTTTATGACTCAAATGGCTTTGTCATTTTCAAACCGGTTCTGTCTTGACGGTGAGTTTTGGTCAGGGAGAGGTCTCTTCAATTTAACATCCTCAGTCTTGAGGAAGAAAATACCTGTGGAAAAGGAATGGGATAACATCAAGTATAAAGTGTTTGACCGCATGACCTTAACAGAAGTCCTTACACCTCGCAGGAAAAAAGTGAGAGGTGAGTATGTGGAAATAAGGCATGAAGATATCGACGAAATAATGACCCTAATGGAGGACACCACCACCATTCCATTGAACCGTTATAACCATGAGGAAACTTACAGATTCTTAAAAAGCCGGTATTTCGCATGGCGAGAGGCTTTCCCTCAATACAGAAAGATGCTCAGCATCGTTAAACAGCATTCCGTCATTTCCGAAGAGGACATCACCTCATTTTTTGATGAAACACTTTCTTCTGGAGGTGAGGGTGTTATGCTCCGTCACATGAAAACAGCATGGACACCGAAAAGATGTTTGGCTTCCGTAAAGATAAAACCATCAAAGGACGAACAGGGTGTCGTCATAGGTTTCGTTGAGGGTAAGGGTCGGCTCACCGGTGTGATAGGTTCCTTGATAATAGAAATGTCCAATGGTGTTGTTTTTAACTTATCCGGTATGCCTGATGAGTTACGTTCCGGCTTTTTTTCTGTCGGGGATGTGGTGGAATATGCTTACACAGAAATCACACCGAAAGGAGTCCCTCGGTTTGGCAGATTCTTGAGGCGTTTGAGTGAAGCGTCTACTTCCGGTAGAGGTTCCCAAGAAATACAAATCTAAATACAAGAAACACGGCAACGACCGATAAAATCAGGAGGATATCCATGCTATTAGGAGAATTGTGTAAAGTGAATGAAAAGAACATAACAACAAAGCTCGCCACATACATCACGAAACTGACGGATTCTGTGATGAGGAGGAAACGCTTCTGTTTCTTTATTCTTTTTTCTATTAGATTGAGTGCTTGCTTATTCATTCTTTTTTTCCTTTGAAATGGTTTGTGTTTCCTGTTTGTTATAGCAGATACAAGCATTTCGCATACTCAAAGATGAATAATCTCTTGCTCACATAAATGAATAAAGAACTATAATACAACCCAAACCGTAAACCAAAAAACATGAGGAAAAAATGAAAATCAGAGTTGAAAATGCGACGCTCATAACAGTGGACACCGCTGTGAAATTCAGCGGGATTGTTGAGTTCACGTTGAATGAGGAAGGAAAAAAAGAAGGAGAACTTGGTGAGCTCACGACTTCCATCACGATGTTAGCCCCAAAAACAAATCTTAACGACCTCAATTTCTCACCATCGTTACAAAGAGAACTCCCTAACTATCCGAAAAGAGCTTGCCTCGGGAAGTTTAATTATGTCCTCGTTTTTGATACATGGTCTCTATTTTTATACACAGAAAAAACAGTCCTGAAAGAAGATTGTAACGGCATGTTCAAAGTGCGTATTCAAACAAGCATGTTCACGAATCTTTTGCATATACAACACGCTCCATTTGAGGAGAGTTGTATTACTGCCTGTGTCAGCCTCATCGACATAGACAACGACAATATACGATGTCAGATGTCTTTACACGCTGTAAAAAACTCCATTGATACTTTCCTAGCAACGACAGGGAGAAACGCCGAATCCAAAGTGTTGTCAATGAAGGACACTATGTCCAAATGGAATATTCTTTTTGGATGTCTGTGGTATGCGGTAGTAAGTGGAACGTATTCGGAAGAATGTCCAAAGGACGTTCAGGAAATAGACCCAAACAACATGAGAAAGGTAGATGAGTAATGGACTCAGTAAAGATGACAGTATGGAACGGAGGTCACATGCCGATGAAAGCACACGAGACGGACGCCGGTTATGACCTGTATGCAGTATCGGCAAAAACAATGCTTCCACGTGAGGTCGCGAAGTTTCCCCTCCGTCTTAAAGTATGCCTCCCTAATGGCTATGAAATGCAGATAAGAACCCGAAGCGGAATGGCGTCCAAAGGAATCTTTGTGGCAAACAGTCCAGCGACTATTGATGCCGGTTACAGAGGCGAGGTCTGTGTGTTGCTTTACAATTCTACGGATGCGCCGTATGTGGTGGAGCAGGACTCACGCATCGCTCAAGCCGTCTTTAACAAACTTCCCGAAGTGGAGCTGGAATGTATGCTCGTCGGTGTATGGGAACACCTTTACGCTGAAAACTCTGACAGGAAAGAAGGAGGGTTTGGCAGTTCCGGAGTGTAGGAGAATACAATCCGTTTAACGGAAAGAACCGTCAGGTATGTTGTTTATATGCCTGACGGTTCTTTTTTTGCATTTACGGACGATTTGCGGACAAAAAAAGACCGGCGTAAATGCCGGTCAAAGGTTATGGGTGTTTGTAGGGTGTTATATACGGGTGTAAGAGCCGTATATCACAACAAACTCACCCTTTATGTGGAGTATGTTGTATGTGGATGTTTTCACTACACATTCTTTCCCGTTTAAGCATGAGGGATACTTTGAGGTCACTGTGAGTGTGACATGGTCTTTTATGGAATAATGCTGTTTGGCTATGTATGTTGAGGGATATCTTCCCATGTTTGCGTCCGGCTTTACGCTCACATACAACCACCGGCAACCGGTTACACTCATCCATAATTACGCTTCCAACCTCAATACAGTCCTCATCTATTTTCTCTATGTTTGCAAGAAAAGCGGAAACCGCTCCAATTAAGAGGTTTCCCACCTCAACCGGAGCTATGAAAGTTCTGTTGTTTATCATGTCCTTGCGAATGAGGCTGTCTATGGCTTCTACTGTGTTTGTGTTTTTCATTTTTATTTTCCTTATGGTATGGGTTTGGGTTTAGAATATGAGGTAATCTGAGGTGAGAGCCATCACATACGAACCCTTAATTTTGAGGACATAGTATTTCTTGTCCTGTGTCCTGTCGGGGAGTGTGTTTACACTCAACCGCATAATAGCCTGACCGTGACCCTGAATACGCTCTACGAAGAGCTCAATATCAGCTTGTATGGACACCGAAATCCATGTGGTTTGGTTTGCCTCGAAATCATAACCATAGTCGCAACCGGTGACATCCTCGGCTAGTAATGAGCGTGAGCTCATGTAGTTTGCAATGACGCTCATCATCTCTTCGTTTTTTCTGTTCTTTGTTATGTGGAGGGTTTCCATAATACTGTCCATTGCTACTTTTGCGGTTCCTGATTGATACTTCATTTTCGTTCTCCTGTGTTTTTTTTTTGTTTGGCGTTATTGCCGGTTACTGAGATAATCTACTTTAACTTCTTTAACTTACAAACAAGATTTTTAAGATTTTTTCAACTTTTTTTTATTTAGCCTCAAAGATTTCTTAAAAAAAGTTTGTTTTGTTGCTTGTCGCCGGTGTTTGTGGACAAAAAAAAGACCGGCATTTACGCCGGTCAAGGTGTTGGTTTGGCTATGTGGTTATGAGAGGTAACACACGATTTCCATACGTCCATTTCCCATAGCATACCAAGTGAACACAATCACACGATTATCCACCGGAATGTAGATGTTTGTGCTGATGTGTTTGGCTATCTTAAAAACCGTTCTTCCGGTGTTGCCACAGAATATCCCCTCCCACTCACTCCCGTCCTCATCCATAAGCATGTAACCGCTTGACAGGAGCTCGGTCTTGAGCAAGCTCAACGGAATGCCGTCAAAATAGTTTACACGGAAAGCGTGTTCTATGTTTTTGGTCAACGCTTTTGCCTCTTTTGCGTTGAGCGTGATGGATTTTGTCATGTCTGCTTGTCTCAAGGGTGTTTGTTTTGGCTGTGGTATTGCAATGGAAACATTGATGAAATTTACGCCTCCGACGTCCAGTTTGTCCCCGTCCATGCACATCTCCTCAATCACGCCGTCTTTGTAACCAAACACGGAAGCGACGGAACTTGTTACACCGTCGTCCCATATCACCGCTCCACCGTAAGTTTCGGCAAGGAAACTCACACGGTATTCCCCTCCGTCCACTTTCGCCACATACAGTCCGTTTGCGGGATTCTGCACAGCTTCCGGAGTTGTTATGCCGGTTTCCTCTCTGAGGATGGCTATCGCTATTGCTTTCATCACTGTTTCGTCGTTATACTTGTTCATTGTTTTTTCTCCTGTGTTTATGGGTTCCTAACCGGCTTTCACCGGTTAGGGTGTTTAGGTTTAGAAATTGTAATCGTATTTGTAAGCGCACACACTTGACGGGAGTCCGAGGCGTTTCTTGGTGTGCTGAACGTTCCCTTTTTTGGTTCTGCTGTAAACAAAAACCATACCGGATTTCTCGTCCAGTTCCGCTCCGTTTTTTTCTATGAAACTGAGGAGTTCCTGCTCATTTACGAACCCGTCTTTATGGAGAGCTGTGAGCACGACAGGACGGGTAACATAGAACCCATTTTCATCACGGTTGACCGGAAAAATCTCCGGATTTTTCGGAATCACCGGTAAACCATATTCCACTTCGGTATGACCGATAAAACCGCCGATTGTGGTTTCCATTTTCTTTATTTCACGGATACACTCAACCGCATACCAATCCCTCTTCTGGATGCGGTTACTTTGGACGCCGACGAGGATGTAGGATTTTGTGTCGGAGCCGGTGCTGACGTTCAGAAACTGTGTGCAACCTCCGGCTAAATTTGCTCCGGCTCCTGCTATCAGGCTTCTGTGTGTGGTTTGTGGTTTTCTCATTTTCTTTCTCCTTCTTCTTAGTGTTTTTGTTTTGGCGTTATTGCCGGTTACTGAGATAATCTACTTTAACTTCTTTAACTTACAAACAAGATTTTTAAGATTTTTCTAACTTTTTTTTATTTAGCCTCAAAGATTTCTTAAAAAAAGTTTGTTTTGTCGTTTGTTGCCGGTGTTTGTGGACAAAAAAAGACCGAGATGGTCATAGCAAACCATCTCGGTCAGGGAAACCCACACCGGAAAACACTACTAAACCGGAGCGAGCGTTAAAAACCCTTTGATTTCTGCGTAGATACTGCTTATTTCCCGAGGCTTATATCCACGTTTTTTGAGGTAACGTGTGATGTGTCCCCTGATTTTTTTCGGAGCGAAAGAACCGAGCTCAGGGTGTATGCGTGTCGGTGCGGATATAATAACATTGATGACATGCTTTGCCTCATTTCCGAGGCTAGTGCTTACACGGTCATTGAACTCAAGAGTGGATAGCGATGTGTCTCCCACCTCAAGCATATCCCATACACCCTCATCATAATACACCGGAGCGTCCGCAATGCTGTCCAACATACGACCTAGACAATGTCTGTAGAAGTATGTGGAGAATGAGGCTTTTTTTGGATTCCAGTTCTGGACGGCTTCCATGAATGCAAAGTTCCCTACTGAAAAGAACTCGTCATGGTGTATGCCTGTCTTTCTGTTCATGCTCCATGCGAGGCTGTGTATCATGGTCTCGATGGATTCATACTTTTCTTTGATTTCTGCGTCTGTCATGGTGTTTGCTTTCTTTGTTTGTGACCGGCTGTGGTATTGCAAACCGGTCAAGGTTATTGTTAAGTTATGCTCTTGTTCCTGTCATGTGGTTATACTCAAACCGTTTCATCTGTCTTGTCCCCGTATATACGCCGTCTACGTATTCAATCACTTGTATCTTGTCCCCCAAGACCGTAAAAAGTTTCGCTGTCCGTTCATACCACACTCACTTTCTCATCTAAGTGTTATTGTAGGTTTCTTGCCGGTCATGAGGTTTTTCTTGCATTCTTTGAGTCTGTCCAATCTTACTTGTAGTCCTCGCAAATAGTCCGCAGAAACGTCGGCGTCTGTGGAAAATGTGGCGAGGTCATTTTCTGTGTTGCGGATTTTTGCTTTCAGAGCAGTGAGCGAGGTTAAGCTGAGATATGCTCCACAGTTTACGCAAAAGTAAGGGGAGGGGGAGGAGTGATTGTCATTCCAGTAGAATTTCATGTTACAGTGGACACATACGACCGTCTTCTTGGTGTTTCTCATTTTCTTTCTCCTTCTTAGTGTTTTTTGTTTGGCATTATTGCCGACTATGATGATAATCTACTTTAACTTCTTTAATATGCAAATACAAAAACAAACTTTTTTCTAATTATTTTTGAAATAGCCTCAAAGATTTCTTAAAAAAGTTTGTTTTGTTGCTTGTCGCCGGTGTGTGCTATGGTAAAAACCGGAGTATTTGTAGGACTGTCATCAATCCGGCAAGCACACCCATAACTATCATGATGAAAACATAATGTCTGAGGGTGTTTCTCGTCATTTTCAACATACCTAACAAGACCTCTTTGTCGTAGTCCGTTATATCCCTGTTTTCAACTATCATTTTGAGTTCACCTAACAACGACTCATACGTTTTTCTATATCCCTCCGTGTAGAACGTTATCGTCAAGTTCTTTGCCGGTATGCTGTGCGTTATTACTTTGCAATGTCTATACAATCTTGGTGACCCTATGCTGTGCGTAATTTCCCATCCGTGGAAACGCTCCTGAAATGTGATGTAGCTCCCGTCTTTGTCCACCACTATGGACAAGAGGTGATACTGACAGAACTCTAACATACGCTCACTAATCCCCCATTCCTCACACTGTTTTCTTGCTGTGTTTGGCAGTTTGTTCATTGCTTGTTTGCTCCCTGTTTGTTTATATGTGGCTCCCTTATTATAGCCGGTGAATTGATTTCAGGTGTGATGCTTCGTGTGTCCTAGATACGGCGTTTGAGGCTGATTGTTTCCGAGGGTTTGTCTGGAGTTTTTGAAGAGGAAGTTGAGCGTCAAAGGTTTGTCTGGAGTTTTTGAAGAGGAAGTTGAGCGTCAAAGGTTTGTCTGGAGTTTTTGAAGAAGTGTTTAGAGGGTGACCCGTCCACCTCCCCCTCTGTTTTTACGCAAACTACCACCCACCCTCATCTCAGCCTCAAAAAAAGGAACCGGAAGCTAGCCTCAACTCCTCCTCAAACGACACGATTTGAGGAGGGAATGAGGAGGACGGAAGCCGGTGTCTGAGGCTAGGGTGTGGAGTGTCGTTTTGTTTTTGTTGACAACCACCTCAAAACAGCCTCAAGACGGTGTGCTTGCCGGTGTAGATAGTATCTATGGGTATCTATGTTGGTTAGATAGTATCTATGTTGTCCATGTTGGTTAGATAGTATCTATGGGTATCTATGTTGTCTATGCCGGTTAGATAGTATCTATGGGTATCTACACCGGTTAGAACTGTGTTTACACCGTTTAGGACAGCATCTACACCGGTTAGAATGTATCCATACCGGTTAGATAGTATCTATGGGTATCTATGCCGGTTAGAATGTCGTTTTGTTTTTGTTGACAACCACCTCAAAACAGCCTCAAGACGACAGAAATGTCGTTTTGTTTTTGTTGACAACCACCTCAAAACAGCCTCAAGACGGTATATGCCGGTTAGAATGTATCTATGGGTATCTATGTTGGTTAGAATGTATCTACACCGGTTAGAATGTATCTATGTTGTCTATGCCGGTGTAGATAGTATCTATGTTGTCTATGCCGGTTAGATAGTATCTATGGGTATCTATGTTGGTTAGAATGTATCTATGTTGTCTATGGGTTCCGTGTATGCCACATATACACGGAAACATAGATATTCACACGCCGGAGGGAACTTTCGCATTTGCGGACGATTTGCGGACAAAAAAAAAGACCGGCATTTACGCCGGTCAGGTATGGGTTATGTTTTATGAACGGTAGTATGTCCTGCTGTTGATGTTTCCACTGTTGACATTATTGCTGTTTGTGTTGCCACTGTTGATTTCTGTGTCTGCTTTTGTTGCCGTCTGCGGAACACCAATTACCACGCTCATTTTGTCTATGCGGTCATTCAGCTTTCCAACCTCTTTAAGGATTGTTAAATGACCGATAACAAGAAGAATTATCATCACGGCTGTTATTATCGTTCCAAATGTGTCATTGTTGCTCATTGTCCTGCTTCCTGTTTGTTTTGGTTATTGCCTATCTCGTCCATGCCGTCAATTGCGTCCATGTTGTCCATCTGCTCATTATCTCTTGCGTCAATTGCTGCATTCTCCATCTCTTGCATGGTCAGCTCAAGCAACGCGCTCACAGCTTCTTTCTTGCCCATCTCACTCAATCCCCAATAAAGCTCAAGCAGATACAACTCTTCATGAGTCCACTCTTCCTCTTCGCACTCTTCTTCAAATTCTTCTTTCACACCCGAATCAGCCTCACCGTCATTTGCCTCATCGTCAACTGGCGGAATATCCGCACCCTCACCAAGATATCCCGCAAGCGCACCCGATAACGTTTCCCATGATGATTGATATATAGCATCCATTGCCCCACGTTTGATTTTGTTCAACGTGTTGAGGCTTAGCCCCGTCCTCGCTACCGCCTCGCGCCCGCCCACGTCCTTAATTAGACGCGCCACTGCCTCCCTGATTCCTTCCGTCAATGCCTTCTTACTCATCCTTCTTTCCTTCGTGTTGTTGTTGGTTGGTGGAAGTATTATAATTATTACTTATAACTTCTTCAAATGTAGTTATAGATTTTTTATTTAAAATAGCGTCTCGAATAGCAAAATCAACAAAGGTTTTTATTTTGAAACCTTTTTCGTTTGTGTATTTTTTTAGGTTATAATGAAGCTCAGATGTGATTGTTATATTATATGTTTTCATAAAAACCTCCTTGCTTATTATTTTAACATATAATCGGTTATAAGTCAAGAGGCGTTTGAGAAAAATTTTTGTTTTTTTTTGTTTTTTTTGGCGATTACGGTGTATAATTAAGAAAGGGAGGATACAAATATGCTTATTACTGATGAAGTTAGGGAAGCTATTGTTGCTTTTGTTGATTGTTGCGGAGGGCAAAACGAAGCAGCCCGCAAGTGCGTACAATAAAAAAGCCCGGACTTGCCGGGCTTTCTGTGAGGCGCTTGCCTTAGGCCTTCTTGGCCTTCGGACGGCCACCCTTTGCTCCGTTGGCGCGGGATGCTGCGACCTTGGCGGCGGACTTGGCTGAGCCACCTTTTTTTCCAAGGGCGGAGAGATATGATTTGAGATAATTGAGGTTATGGACATCTCCATCGCGCTCGGCGACCATGATTTTTTCTTCAAGACCCTCTTCATTTTTAAGTGCGCGTTGTCCGCATTCCGGACAGTTGCGATAAAGGATATCGCGTGCAGCATCGTCCGTTGCCACAATTGCGCCACAGTTCACACACACTACTTGTTCGTTTGTCTTCTTCATTTCTGTTCTCCTTTGTTTTTTGTTTTTGGCATCATTGCCTGTCATGTTAGTATTATAACCCAATCCGCTTAGGTTTGCAAGTGAGATTTTGCATTTTTTTGGATTTTTTTACATTTAGCCTCAAAGATTTCTTAAAAAAAGTTTGTCACAAAAACCCGTCATCCTCATAATCATCTTTGCCGGTTAGCAAGCAAACCACAAACAACACCAACAAAATCCCAAACAAAATCACGTCCACACACAGGAGAACCATTTCCTTTGTCGGCGTGTATATACAAGTATATACACGTTTACACACTTTGTCCCATATTCTCATCATTACCAAGTCCCTCCTCGTTTCTTTAATGTTTTGAGGTAGTTATAAGCTCCGGAGCAAGCGTCCACGGCGTCATCATGAATATGAGGGTGTGGAAACGGAACCATCTGCTCCACCAAAAAAGAGTTCCAACTTCCCCGTCTTACATATACGTTTCCATTTGCCATTTGAGCGGAAAGAGGCTTTGCTCTTTCTAATTTATCACCGGTAGAACGTATTCCACGAAAATCATATCCACCCAATACATACCGGCTATAAAAATCTATTGTAGATTTTCCAGAACTTCCTCCTTCTTGCTCCATGCGTATTGCAACACCAATTCCATCCCTGTCTGCTGTCCCAGAAACTAACCTCTCCACACTTTGGGGATTTCCCCTCGCATAAACGATGTCATCTATAATGCAAGACCCGTCGGACAGGGACAACATTCGGCATCCAACGGAATAATCTGACCCACCTTTCGCGGAGTGTTTTGAGGCTGGAGATGGATGGGTTGTGACATCGCCGTTACCGATGTCCCAAAACCTCACCACTCCCCTCAACCATACCAATCCCGACACACTAGAATCATATAACGTATGACCCGACACCGGAACAGGAGAAACATACTTATGATTTTTGAGATTTGACAAAGAAGAATGTTTATATGTGGCAATACCTGTATATACCCTGCTAGCTTCCTGCTCTTGTATATGCTTGTTTTTGGCGTTTGTATCTATTCTTCTTTGTTTCAAAATATCCAAAGTTAGATAATTAGAATCTATCCAATTAAATGAAGATAATGGGAAAATGTTGCCCTCTATTGAAACATCCCAATCACCGTCCCTCAACTGCTTTCTTGTAATCGGGTCTAGATGTGAAAGTGCGATTTCATATTCTTCTCGGTCAAGGTATGGGTTATCCTCCAATTTAGCTGAAATAAAAATCCCTGTCCTTGTTTTTGGGTTTATGTAACGCTCCTTCAACTCGTTATGACAAACACCTCCGGGATTTGAGGCTCCTCTGAACCTGATTGGGATGTTACATGATTTTGGTTTTCTTAATCGTGAAAACATGTAAGTGACTTGATTCCAACGAAATTGTGAAACTTCATCGATTCCAATAAAATGGAACTCAGCGGATTGATATTTGTAATGGTCGTTTGGACCGTCCATGTGTCCGAATGTTAGTCTTGCTCCTGATGGAAATGTCCAAGTTTTTGAGTGTTCATTCCACTTTGCGTCTGTGTCCATGAGCCATTTCTTAGACCTGTCCATGATTGCGTTTGGCAGGGATAAATCTGTAAATGACCGGCGCAATATAAGAGCCTCGTATCCGGTGATGTCAATATACTGCAATGCGGACATGAGCAAGGCATCTGATTTCCCGCCTCCGACGGCTCCTCCGTAGAACACATCTAAATCCTCTACACAGAGAAACGCTTGCTGACGGAGTGTTGGTGTGTGCGGTATGTATTTATTCCATTTCGGTGTCAGTAAATCCTTCAAGTTCGGGTTCTTTCTTACCTGAGTCAGAAAGTATTGCAAGGATTTCGGCTGTTTTTCTTGTTGATTTTTCAATGGTAACTCCTTCTGCTTTGATTGCTGTGTTGTTTGTGGTTTGGTTGAATTGGTTGATGACGGTAGTGGATGCTGTGTTTCTGTTCCATGCGAATCTGTTTATCATGTTTGTAACCCATAGATTCGCATTGAAATCAGGGTTCATGAGGTTTGTTCTTCCCATACGCTCCCAATACGCTTTACAGAGCTCCATACCTTGACGCATTGCAAGATTGATTTCAGGGTGGACACGCATCCACCGGAATAGACATTCGTCACTGACACCGAGCTCGCATAAGAGTTCGGATTTGGACATGCCCTCGGACATACATTTGAGGATTTTTGGGATTACATATTCCGAATTACAACTTTCGTCCCTGTATGCGGACGCATTGCTTGCAAGATGTTCTAGATACTTTTGTGTTTGCGCCGGTGAAATACCTACTGCTAACTCCACGCCGGAATTATCTTCTTTGTCGTCTTTTCGTTTAAGAAGTTTTTTTGGTGGAGTGTCGTAGAGGTTTGGTAGTTTTTCTTGTAGAACACGTTCCACGGCTTCTGCGAGCGGTGCTGTGTTTATCGCCTGTGACCGTAAGGACTCAGTCTCACGGCGCAATATCTCATCAATAATGATAATAGCTTGCTTGACCGCCTCCGGCTTCCCTGCTTTCGCTTGCGAAAAGATATCACGCCGAATGTCGGCTTGTCCGTGTATCCTCGCTTTGAGGTATGCTTTCTCAAGTTCCTCCGTCCAATCAAACTCCTGTATTTCATACGTGAACTTAATTTCCTCCCGTGTAAACTGCAAATAAGCATAATATTCAACTTTCTCCTTTAAGGGTGTTGTCCTGTATAGCATCTTTTTTTTCTCACTAGGATGCTGTCTGTTTTCTTTGTTTATCTTCTTGACCATTATAATCTCCATTTGATAGGTTTGCGCTCCGTTTGCGGAAAATAGTTCAAGGTTCTAGGGTTTTTACTCCTAGAACCTTGAGAACTCTGTGAGCGGATTGTTTAGTCCTCGTCCACTTTGTCGCCACATATTGGACATACGCCGTTGACACACTTTATACCTCCGCAACATCTCGGGATGTTTTCTTCATCTTCTTTTGGTTTGTTTTTTGTTTCTTCGTCCATTTCCATACTCCTGTTTTGGATGTTGGTGTAAAGAGAAAGAGTCTTAGTCGCATTTGAGGGTGGATGCTCCTAAGACTCTTCCATTTGGTCAATCGCCTTTCGGCTGTGGTTTACTTCTTGGACGCTTTCTTGCTTGCAACGGCTTC